CAAAAAGAGGTTCGGATTGATGGAAGCTCATGACGTAGGCGAGCGCCACTGTTAAGGGGCTCCCATAGAAAACCATCTCTGGTTTTCCGACTCCTTGCGTATTCAGACACAATCCGAGCATGCTCATGATTGTGCTTGCTGGACACGAAGTCCAGCAACGCAGGGAAGCCTTGCCTGTCTCTTGACTGAGATTGGACAAGAAGTGTCCAAACTCTAACTTCGTACCGATGTAGGCGAGAATTCCATCTTTTTCTAAGATGCGATTCATCGCTTCCTGAATACGAAGAGAGACCGGCGAACCCAGTATCACTGATTGCCACAGTCCTGAGTCCACGTTGTATACGTGGAGGAAGTGTGGCTCTAAGGCTGTCAGAGGCATGCCATAATCCTTTATTAAAGAGGTTATTGGTTGTGTCTATTACAGCCTGGAGTGATTCCGGGCTGTCGGGGATTACTGTTTTCGGGGAAACAGGAGTCACATCGTGACCCATGAACCCGTCAGTGCCACAGGACTCTCGGAAATGTCCGTCAGAGTAGCTCTTTGCTACATTGACCTTCAGACCTAAGAGATCCATCAGGCGCAGTAATCTCGCGTACCCGTGTGTAGGGAGAATAATATCATCTCCATACACGCGTACCTGGGTGCGCAGTCTCCTGATCTTCTGCTTCGTAACATTACCCTCAATTGAAGAAGCGAGGGCAATGCAGAGGAAAACAAGAGATTGAACGGGAAACGTTGCAGCAGTTCCTTGCGTGGCAAACTTCTTGAGTTTCAAGAAGCCCTTATACCCCGAAATATCATATCGGAGTAGCCTCGTTCGTGCGGCGTGCAGATGGTATAGAAGAGAGGGAGAACCTCTCAACATACGCTCCACGGTCCAACACGAAAGACGATCACTTGCATCGGATAAGTCAACCGTAGCAAGAGTTCTGTCAAAGGAAGCCTGTAACACCAAATTACCACTCTTGCGTTGATCATTGAGGTCAATAAAAGAATCACCAAAGTGCTTCTTAAACTGAAACCTCATGAACGACTCGATGCATTTCTGACACCACATATGTGATGTAGGTTCTGCAGCGATGAGCCTAGGACCTTTTGCGGTCTTTGGCACGCAATACATGATACTTGCCTTCTCATTGAGAGAAGGCCTTTCCGAATCAGACCCTGCAGTAGTCCCGCAGAGTTCGTAAGGAAAGAGGTACTCAAGCTTAGCAGGCCAGTTAGGAAATTGGGACTTCTCCCAACTCTTTAACTGTTCTGCAACAGCGCCAGGTCCATGTTTAAAGCCAATTCCTTTACCATCAGACTCCAAATCAGCAGAATACTGAATAGGATCAAAATGGTCGAAGGAACTAAGTATGGAATCAGCAACTTGCTGACAACGTACTAGGAGGATGCGATCTTCCCTCTTTCTCGCGATTTCCTGTTCACTCTTCTCGACTTTAGTCGAAAATAGCGGCAAGTCTTCGTTCGAAACTGGGAAGCCGTCAAGAGCCTGTACAAGATGTACAGAGTCCATTCGGCAATCAGCATCCAGTTCATCGAACTCCCACCCAAGGGTTGGAGGTCGAATGGACTTTTCGATATCATGATATGCCTCCATAGTCGTACGAATACGATCATGAGTGCACGTCACCTCCAGGTTCTTCCCCCATCGGCATAATTGCCTAAGGAAAAAGACGCTGGTGATATCAACATCCTGCCGTAAACATGCATCTCTATCAAACACACGCAGCCAGAGTCCCGAGAATAATCTCGGCACACTGACTCTCTTGGATACCCGTCGACTTAACGGGCCAGAGAGCTGAAGGCGTCCAGTCTTAAGACCCTGAAGCAATAGGGAATCAAGATTGGGGAGGTCAAGGGTGAACAACCCAAGACCCCTGGTTTGACAGTAAAGGGCGAGTCTTTCAATATCAAGACCCAAACCCTCTATAGCAGGGTACGCTGCTTGGATATCTTTACAGATTCCTCGCACGACATGGAATAGAGCACTTTCTTGGCTTTTCATAACTGCATCTTTCGATGGAGGTTACGTCCAAGCCGCAGATCGTGTATACTCCGAAAGTCCTTTCAGACCATTGCAGATCTGACTAGGCAAATGCCTAGCTTTCGAAGTTCATGAGAGCAGTAATATTCGCATTGCTCGAAGCAATGAGCCACGAATATAGCGCCGACGCGACGAACGTAGGATCAGTAAGGGTATCACCCTGCTGATTCTCGATCACCGTGTACGTCTTTCTTACGAACGACGTAGTCGACGGAGCCACCGGAAAAACCGTATGCACGAACTCGATATTGTGCCGGTCAATCAAGACCTGCCTTTTCTTGTCCATGTACGTGGTATTCCGAAGGTTCAGCCGGAACTCTTCAGTTGATGTCCTCAAGAGGTATTCAGAAGAATACCCATCTTGATTAATCTTCTTAAGAGCTTTGGCAACCGCATTCACGGTAAGTGTTTGTGGATCTGCGAACATGTTCTATTCCTTCTTCTAACTTCGTTGACGTAACGGGGATTCTCACCCCGCCCTGCGTGCAACACGGCCTAACGGGCCTTTGCTGCAAACAGCGAAGCTAGAATACCCAACTGTTCTCCCGAAAGGAACGGGAAGTGGGCAACTGGAGCTACGAAAGACGTTGCGCGAGTCTTACTCTCACGGGTGACAGTGATGGGCGTCATAGTGACGTCATCAAAGGCAACCGCGGGTAGGGACCACGACGTCTGTGTGTGCCTCATGACAGAAACGTCAGTGAGGTAGGCTGGGATGATATTCCTGTGAGCGGCAAAATAGTCGCCTACAGTACCACACCAGTCTAAAAGCCAGGACCATGGTATAATCTGCCATAGGGTAGAGGCATCGAGGACGTTACCTCCAATGACTCTCCTGACTAACGCACTTATCGACTCAGGCGTACCCAAAACGTTATACTCATCAGTCGCCATCCAGCGACAGTGAGCACGAATGTTAAGGGTTTCCACGACGTCAAAATAACCTCTAATAAAGGTATTCTGGGTCTGGACGAACAGGGATACTTTTCCCCCGTTCGAATATTTACCTATGTCGACCGTACGACGGAGACCACCACTACTACGAAGCCTATTGACTTCAGCGACCCGGTTTTTGACCTGTTCGTTGAAGCGCAATAAGTTAACAACGTCGCGATAAACGGGTAAAAACCCGAACTCCCAACGTATGTTCTCATTCCCAACCCGACGCGTGATATCATTCCTCCCATCAAGGAGGGCGTTACCACGTACCCGGAAGAAGTCTGCGATTTCGTGTAGTTGCAATATATCAGCCACCACGTCCACATATGGACGTGAGGGGTTGGTCCTTGCTGCAGCCTGAGTGGCCGCATCAACATTGCTGATGTCTCCAATCACACTCACATGGGGAAAGTTGTCCAAATTGTCAAGAACGTCAACAACGTAATTGTCAAAATAGGACGAGTTAAAGCCTGTATAAGGCTTATTCAAAACTCCCCCATCAGCGGTCACGTGCATGATGTTCAACGGTGCATTATCGCCACTGCCGACAACGTCGCCAATGGCATGCACAGCGTTCACCATGTCGTAACCTCCTGACACGACTCCAAATCTACCAGTAAACCCTTTGTTACGGGTGCTGTTAGACAAACGATTCCTGCCAGGCATGAGTGTTACTCCAGTATAGAGGGTAATGTCTTAGATATGGGAGCAAAACTCCCACGTGAAAGACATGCGGAGTGCTAGGACAGCAC